CTCCGGCGCGAAGGACGATTCCAGCTTCGTTTGTGCCAGTGCTCTGGTTTGTGTGGACTATCTGTTTATAAATACTTGTCTGCGTCCCAAGAATTGCGCCCGTGGTGTAAGCAGAGGAACTATCCGTGTCCTCAATGTGGAACCTGGCGCCAACAGTAGAAGTTCCCAGACCTAGTTTCCCGTCCGATGTGAGGCGGAGGCGTTCGGTGTTGTTTGTGGCAAAGATTGTGGGACCATTTGCAGTGTTGTAAAGCCTTACTGCGTCATCGCCTACGCTCGATTGAAGATAACCTCCGGTGCTCAATGCAAGTTTAGTTGTGTAAGTGTCTGGGTAGGTAACGAGAAGTTGCTTCCACGTTCCTCCGTACACATCGAACGGACCGCTTGGAGTAGTACCAACCCCAACATTTCCACTCGCATCAATGAAGAGTCTCCCAACCCCGTTAGACGAGATGGCTACGTTATTTGCGGAAGGTAGATAAACCCCGTTTGTGGGCACGCTGCTGCCACTCGGGATCAGCGCTGCCGCTGTTGCAGTGCCGGTGGTGGTGACGTTCTGGCTGCCGAAGTCCGGGCTGATCTTGGTGCCAGCGATAGCCGCACTGGCGTTCACGTCTGCGTTGACGATGGCGCCGTCAGCAATCTTTGCACTTGTTACAGCACCGTCAGCAATCTTTGCCGTAGACACACTGCCATCAGTAGGAGTACGTGTGTCAGTAAGACGTGAATCGTTATTGACAACAGCAGTTCCACTGATTTTTGACGGAGCAATGGCTGCAGTTGTGCTGATGTCAGCATTGACAATCGTACCGTCAGCAATGTTAGTTGATGTAACACTTCCAGTGGTAGCAGTCAGGTAACGAGTCTCAGGATCATTTGGAAAGTATTGAATCCAGTTCCATGTACTTCCAGTGGTTGTGTAGACAATCCGCACACTGAGCGCACTGTTTCCAACGAATCCAGCAGGCTTACCAGCAAGAGGAGTAAAGCTCTCAATTCCAGTCGAGTCAATAACTTCAACTGCCTTATTGTTGGCAGGTGATCCTGGGATTGCTGCAATGTTGGCTACGTTCTGATAAAGAATTGCATTAGCCACAGCAGAAGCTGCAGCGTTTGCCGTGCTGAGTGCGGTGTTAGCGGTGCTAACTGCTCCCGTGGCTGTAGACACTGCATTGTTAGCCGTAGTAACGGCTCCTGCAGCAGTAGTAGAGGCCGCATTAGCTGTAGTAACAGCGTTGCTTGCGTTAGTAGAGGCTGTATTAGCCGTTGATACAGCACTGTTAGCTGTAGACACAGCATTACCAGCCGTTGTAGTCGCAGCGTTAGCCGTGCTAACTGCACTGTTGGCGGTAGAGACAGCACTGTTGGCCGTGCTGATAGCTGTAGCAGCGTTAGCAGCAGCACTGTTTGCCGTTGCAGTAGCCGCGTTGGCCGTGTTGACTGCGGTTGTGGCGTTAGACGATGCCGTATTGGCAGTGGAGACAGCAGCACTAGCGTTGGAGCTGGCTGTATTAGCTGTGCTTACAGCAGCAGAAGCATTGCTAGAGGCAGTGTTAGCTGTTGCAGTGGCAGCGTTAGCCGTGACCACAGCGCTGTTGGCTGTGCTTACAGCTTCTGTGCCAAGAGCAATAGCATCAGTAGCATCTCGGTTCGACTCCTGTGTCACATACAGGTTCTGAGTGAAGTTATCATTCAGATCTTGTGAACGGATAGCAGAACCAGGATAGAACGCAGCAGCAAGTGCAACGTCATCAGTCTGACGATAAATTGCAATAATTGCTCCATTGGCAGGAGCAGTATTGAATTGAATCGTTGTAGCGTTGGCAAAGGTGTATGCAGTTGTAACAACACTGTTGACGCTTACTTTAACGTCAGTGTTCTCAAGATATGGGAAGGTAAAAGAAAAAAGGACGGTCGAACCGTCCCCATAGTATAGGTTTCTAGTGACGGCCATTACTACTTAGAAATAGAGAGGATGCGCTGGAGAGCGACATCAGGACGGTTCGATTTCTGAAGAGCTTCGGTCGCATTGCGATTAATGGCCGCATTGCGAAGCTCTGGATATTGTTGATAGAGCTGGGCTTCAGCTACGCGCTGAGCCTGGTTAAAGATCTGCTTGATGCGACGGTAGAACTCAGAATTTTGAACATCAAGACCACCTTGAGGATCTGAATCTTCACCAGTTGCACTGCGGATACCAAGATCACGCATCTTCTGGTAAGTCTCCATCTCCTTCATGATGGCTGGTTCTTTGAAGAGTTTGGTAAGCTGAGCTTCAATGTTCTGCTGACCAATCAGATTCTGGTAACGAGAACGTGTCTTGGCATCAAGCCTATTGCCGTTGCTATCGGTGGATAGGGTTCGGACAACATCAAATCCACTTTCACGAAGAAGTCGACGAGTGGGGTTGTCAACGAAGTTAATCTGCAGAGGGGACACTGCATTGAACAGCCTCACCATCGGATCAAACTCACGGACAACAGAGCCATCAAGAATGTCGTACTTCTGAGGAAGGGTATCCTTCAGAATTGGGTTACGGTTAGCAATAGTCTGAAGGCCTTTTCGGAAGTCCTTATCGAGTTCGCGCATGCCTGGATTCATGATATTGGCGATCTCATTACGAGCACCAGCCCAGGGCAGTTGGTTGTTGATCAGGTTGCCAGCCCACACAGAAGACTGAGCAGGATTCAACGAGAGGACTTCATTGAGGGGACCAAGGCCAGCAAGGAACGACTTATTGCTGACGTTCATGCCAATGAGGTAGCCAAGCTTGGCGTACCAGTTCTGCATTGCAGATTCACCAAGTAGATTGGCGTTATCTCCAATGTCAGCCACCATCGACAGGAAAGATGTGAATGGTTCAAGTGAATCGTAGCTCAGCCATTGATCGCCAAGCTTGATGGAACGTGGTCTCCAACCAGCTTGAATCCAAGCATTGCGTTGTTCACGATCAGCGGGACCATTACCTGTAAGACCACCGCTGAAGTAAAGGCCAATTGCAGAGCCAACAGTCAAGTAGCCAGCAGCAATACGGCCACGCATCATGGCCTGGGCTTCGATAAGCTGTGCAGGGTTAGTGATGCCGTACGGAGCTACACGCTCAAGATTGTCAGCAGTAGCACCTAGAACTGTCTTTACTTCCTCGTTAAAGCGAGCAAGAACCGGTGTATGCTTCTGAACGAGTTCAAGTGCATTCCAACCAGTCCGCATAAACATGAAGAACGGACGGACAAGCGGTTGGTTTTGAACAAAGCTTTCAATACGAGAGATGTTAGGTCCAAGGGGAAGCTTTAAGCCAGCTTCATCTGCCATACGGATTGCGTATTCAGATTTAACAAGCTGGTTCTTGTGGTCAAAGACTTGATCACGGAACTCCTTCTCATATTTCTGAACCAGCTCTCCCATGTTCTTACCACCAGTCTCATCCCACGCCTTACTAAATGCCTGCATCTTGGCATCCATACGTCCCATGATCACACTTGTGCCAGCATCAATAGCGGACATTGAGACCATTGGATACTTAACCCCAATCCAATTGTTGAAGTCGTAAAGGGTGGTGGTGAGGTGATACATCATCTTTTCAGAAGCTGTACCTTGCTTCTCGATGACTGCTCCAACGTTCTTCCACTGGTCAGTCATAGTCAGTGGAATCCGTTGATTTTGGAGATAGGGGATGTCTGGAAGGTTGTTCTTACCAGCCACAAAGGCTTTATTCGCAATTGTCCAGGCTTCACCAATCGACTGAAAGGATGTCTTCATCAAGGACATACCCATTGCAGTAGCCTTCACATCACCACTCAGAGCGCCCCCTAGGACGACCGTCATGGGCCTCATGAAGGTTGTGAGGGTGTTACCTATAGCAGCCCTCATAATGGTCTTAGGGCCGCTTAGAACGCTGTTATACATGATGCTGGTGAGAGCATCGATAAAGGCACTTCTCTTCCCATCCTTACCAATTAGAGAGTCCCAGCTAAAGATCTGGTCTTTAGCAAATTTGTACATCTCATCAAGGGCCTTGACATTACCATCAGCCACGGCAAGTACATCAAGGTAATGACGCATCATTTCTGGATCACGCTTAAAGAGATCCTTCAGTCCCGTGACGAACTTCTTGACATCCTCTTCTTTCTGACGAATCCCAGCAGCAAAAGCAGCAGGATCTGTCTTGAGACCATTCAACTCAAAACCACGAACGTACTTAGAACGTCCTGTCTCCATCAGCATGAACTCCATTCGGTTCATGAGAGCTTCGACTTGACGGTCGTTAGACATCACACCATCAATTGATCGACCAGCTTGAGCAAGATCACTGATTTCTCCAGCAGTGGTGTTGATGAGCATTTCAACAGCACGATGGTCAGTCAGGCCTAAGAAGCGTTCCTTCTGGCCTGTGATGATGTTGCTACGCTCAAGATAGTCATCTGAGTTGTTAAGAAGACGTTGACGCAATGGTTCAAGATCTTCGGGGTTTTTAGCAATGTCGTCAATGATGTCAAGGTATTTGGCAGTGGACAGAGCTTTGAGCTGTTGTACATCAAAGCCAGCCATTGCATTTGTTCTTCCTTGAGCAGACGTTGCTTGATTCAGCTCGATTTCAAGGTTCTTTGCAACATTCTCGATGACCTTGCGACGTGCAGGATCAAATTGAGAGAGGCGTTTCTCAAGAGCTGCTTCGGTGTAGACAGAAGGACGACGACCGTTCTTAAGGATGCCGTCGTTCTCCATCCGATAGCTGTTGAGGAGTGATTGGTAGTATCCGCCCTTACCAGCAGGGCTCAATAGACCTTTATCTGGACGATCATAAAGGGGAGAATTGACCCAAGCATTAGGTTCCAAGCCTTCAGGATCATCCTCGATAGCGGTCTTGACCTTTTCATCGAAGTTAGCTTGACGACGATCAGCGCTATCTTTGATCTTAGCTTCAGCAATAGCGTTAGGATCAAGGCTATCGTGAATCTCTTTGTACTGCTTATTGAGGTCCTTGCGAGCCTGTTCAAGAGCATTGAACTCAGGATCGGTCTCACGAAGAAAAGCAGTCTGATCAGCAGTTAGCTTTCCATCAGGATTGATCTGATTGACCTTTGCAAGGAGTTGTTGGTCAACAGTAACTAGAGCTTGTTCAGTATCTTGGAAGGCTTTGAGGGCATCCTCAGGAGGAACCTTTGCATCCTTAGCAGCTTTTGCAGCAGCTCTCCATCCAAATAGAACATCAGTTACAGCGCCGATACCAAGGCCCTCAATGACGTTCTTAGCCTTACGCTCCAGTGGTGAGTCATTCTCTTCCGTGACAAGCCAGTCAGGCAACCACGGCATCAGCTTATTAGCTTCGGTTGAGAGTGTTTCGCCTTCAGAATAAGAGCTGGTGAAGTCAGCAGCAGCACCAATGATGGCGCCTTTAGTGGCATCGCGAACAATGCGACCCTTTACTGTCTGAGCTGCGTCAGTAGCGAGAGCTTGGCTAAGTCGGTTGACACCAGGAACGCGAGCTGCCTTAGCCCCCTTTGCAGCCCCACGAAGGATACCAGTAAGAACTGCATACTCACCAATACCTCTGAGAAGATTGCCCCAGACAGTACGGTTCATAGGTTCTGTTTCATCTGACACTTGGAGCCAAGTTGGCTTGAATTCAGGGTTCAGCATTTGTCCAGTCAAAGCTGCCTCTGCAGTTGCACCGATACCTTCAACAGCATCGATACCAGCTCCGACAACAGCAGTACCTACCTCTTGAATAGGATTAGGTGGACTTGCCTGATCAGCAGCAGCTACAGCCTTGTCTTGTTGTTGTTGACGTTTAGCAGCTTCTTGTGCTTGGATTTCAGCAGCTCTGGCTTCCTGTTGCTTGCGATACTCTTCATCGTCATCCAATGAATCAAGAGCAGCTTTATCCGCTTCTGCCTGTTGTTGACGCAGAAAGTCATAAGATGAGCTTTTCTCAGCCCATGAAGGATTGTATGATGAAGTCATAGTTAGATGTCAGCGTAGATTTGAGAAGCAATCCACGATGGGTCACGTTTTCCTCGTGTTGTTTCTTGAGTACCAGAAGGTCCAGAAAGGTGTTCAATATGGATATGTGGCCCACTAGATCGGCCTGTGTTACCGGACAATGCAGCAACCTGCTTAGCGCCAATGCGTTGTCCAGGTTGGACTTTTACTTTAGACAGGTGGGCAATACGGACAACATTTCCGTCCTGAAGGCGAATGTCAACAAAACCACCGTATCCACCATTATCTTGGGTAGGTGAGCCGACCTGGAGAACAGTTCCAGCCTGCTTAAAGCTGAGCTTTGTTCCAGTAGCTGCACCGTAGTCATTACCTTCGTGAGGCTTTCTACGGAAGCTTTCCTGCTGCATGAAACTGGAAGTCTTTGGAAGCTGTGAAAGAAGACGCTGAGCAGGAGCAGACATCAAGCGAGTATCACGCCAAGCAGACGTAGTTCCACCACTAACAGCACCATCCATCAGCCATGCACCAGCACGATTACGGTGCTGAGAACGCATGTTCTTGATGTGTTGAGTCAGTGTCCCGTTGCTATCAGCACCAATAACCCTTCCTTGAGCACGTGCTCGACCTAGATAAGCAGGCGCTTGAACAGCTTGGTAAAGCATTTCAAGACTATCACCAGGACGGATTCCAGCATCCTTAAGGTACCGAGTAACGGCATCAGCCATCTGCATGGCATTCATACCTTTCTGTACACCGTATTTCTGCTGGTTATAGGGAGAGAACTGAATCCAACCAAGATAGTTGCCACCATCTCCACCCATGATGTCAAGACCACGACGATAGCTGCCAGAGACAAGAGATCCAGCGGTTTCGTAGTTGATGAAAGTTGCTACATCAACAGGGTCAACACCAAGATTAGAAGCAATGTATTGAATAGCTTGACGCTCCTGACCAGGGCCTACAAGACCAGCACCAGTAAGTGCTCGACTTGTACGTGCAGCAGTAGGTGTGCGGTTGAGTAACTCTTGCAGCCGTGGGCTCATGGATGATTCAACAACACGTTGAACGTATGGGCGCTGGCGAGGAGGAAGGCCAAACTGCTGGAGTTGAGCATCTATGATCTCAAACTCACTCATCTCCTTACCACGGGGGAGAGCGTTCTGAATCACGCGGATGCTGTCAGGTATTGGTGCATCTGGATTTACAAGTGCACGTGCTTCTGGTTCGGTAATCAAACGACGTTGAGTTACCGCAGCTTGCCCACCACTGGATACTTGAGAAATGATTCCAGAGACGCGGCTACGTGCAGCAGACATACCTCCCTGACCACCTGAGCCTCCAGCACCCCAGCGATAGAACTCCTGATCACCAGGATTGACACTATAAGTACCGTAGGGTTTAGATGGATCACTATTATCTTGCTTGATCTCAGTAATGATGTCTTGTGCTGCTTTTGAATAAGCAACCTGCGGTGACATATTAGAACCACCGCTCTGCATATAGACGCGAGCACGCTGATCAAGTTGAGCTAGAGCATGAGCCTCTGCAAATGCATACGATGGATTCTTAGCACCTCCAGTCCATTTAATTGCTTGGAGGAGGGCGTCTTTAATACCTTTGCCGTACTGCTCTTTAACTGGTGCAAGTTCAGTGGTGCGCTGTTTATCCTGCTCCTTAGCTCTTGTTAGAAAAGCTCCAACGATGTCTGGAGAGTACTTGCCAGAACGAAGCTCAGCTACAGTAAGTTGATCTTTGGCATACAATTCTTCTAGATGTGCCTTCTGCTCAGCAGCAGTCCTTGCCTGAAGTGTGGAGTTCTCACGATACTGTAGAAGTCTCTGGTCAACTTTTCCGTTGTAGAGCTGCCGTGACTTCTCAATAGCCTGATCAACAAAAGCCTGATCAACACCATTTGGTGAGTTATTAAACTCATTGAGAATGTCATCAGTCCAGTTTTCTTGGCCTTGAGCCTCAATGCGATCCTGAAGATCTTCATCTGAAGCTTGCTGGGAATCAAGTTTACGGAAAGCCTCAGTGAACTCAGCACGTCTAGCAACACCCCAAGGCACACCCTGCATGTACGATTCAGATTCACTAAAGGCGTCTACAGCAGCCTTGTTACCTGTCTTGACAAGGTAATCGAGAACAGCGGTAAACGATCCAAGTGGGGAGAACCTCTCTCCAGTAGTTGGGTTACGTAGATGCCGGTAGGAATTCAGTGCATCTTTAATAGCCGTAACAGGATCAGTGTTGAGGCCAGCATCAAGTTTAAAGTTTGCTTCAGCAAGAGCATTTTCGTTCTCAGCCTTTTCAAACGCAGTCCGCTCCTGATCCAGCAACTTCATCTCTGCTTGACGCATTGCCAACAGAGACTTTGAAATCAAAGCAGGGTTGATATCAAGAAGACCTTGCTCCTTAATAAACTGCTTAAATAGGACCTTGTTTACAGCAGCACGTTGGTCAGGACCCATGTGGGTCTTAGGCGTGATGACCTCAAGCTGACCGGTGTCAGGATTGCGGAACTGGACTTGTAGTTGGTCATTATTCTGATATTGGTCTTCCAAGTACTGCGGATACATTGGCACTGCCATGTCGGCAATAGCCATTGCACGTCCGACAAGATACATCTTTGATAGTTTCTTGACTGAACGAACAGCTTCAGGTGCTGCCCCAGCATCTTGAAGTTGATCAGCAGTGGTCTGAATCAATTCATCAGACTTCTTCAGATCAGCAAGACCAGCCTCAGCTTTTGCGATTGCTTCTTGGTCAGGACCATTGGCAATCCAATCAGCGTAGCCCTGGGCTTTATCATCTTCGTCCTTCTGCTTCTTCCATTCAACTACAGTTTTAGCAATAGTGCCTGACAGGGGTGCCAGGACACTTAGAGCTGTAACTTGCTTGTCTAGGTTAGCTGCAGCAAGGCGAGCATCTTCGACCGCTTGACCGGTCCGTTGTTGCATGGCCTCTTGAAAACGTTGCCTACTACGCTGAGCAAAGGCAAAGTTATCAGATCGATTTTGTTGCTCCAGTTGCTGGGAATTCTGCATCCCAGAGAGGAAAGCATTCCTAGTCTCACGTTCAGCACTTTGGTTTTCCCTCATTTGCCGTAGCATTGAGGAGCCTTGTTGACCAATAGCGTCAACACTGGCAGTACTGAGTTGGACCGGATTGAAACCTCTATCGCGGGCGTACCCTTGATACCTGATTTGCTCCATTTAATTTTACTTAGGTAAATGAACCGCCAAACATCTTGTAGGCTTCTAGTCCAGAGGTAATAAAGTTATTTGCAATGGCCAAGCCAGATGCAGCAGGTACAGTGTTTGTACCCTTAATCGGCTTAGGCGGTTTCTTTGGCTTAAGTGGATCGAGGATCGTGGCCCTAGGCATTGCAAGCGGTGCAACAGGGTCTGGGGCTTTCAGTGGGCTAAGCATGCGACGAGACTCAGCAGCAAGGTCCGCTCCATATCGATCAAGCGAGATCTGACGAGAAGCAGCTTGTGTTTCTCTTTGAGCACTGAGTAGGTTCTCTGCTGCAATCGCCTGATTGCGACCATAACTTGCCAATACGCTGCCTAGACCCTTTGCAGCGGAACGTCCAGCACCACCACGAGCAGCAACTGCTCCTTCTTCCTGAAGCATCTTGACCAACATGTCCTGCTGATCAAATGCCATTCCAGTCAGAATCTCTTGGTAGCGGCGATCCTCGTTGGCCTGAGCATCCATGGCAGCCATAGCATTGAAGCCACGCTGAAGACCATAGATACGTTCTGACTCGTTGTACTGTCGGACTTGGTTCGCGTAATCAAAGTCCCTGATTGCAAGATTGTACTTGTAATCACGTTGGGCAGTCTGTTCAAGATAAGAAAGATTTGCCTCTTGGTTGGAACGCGCAATACCAGTTTCATTGACACGATATCTGTATTCACGTTGTGTCGTGTTCCAGTTGTATCGATAAAGCTGGTTATCTGCCTTAAACTGACGGTTAATCCGTTCTTGTTCAGCAGCACGTGCGGCATTCTGGGAACTAGAACCACTAATGGCGCTAAAGATTCCCATGCCAAGGCTCGCACCTATTGTGAATAAATCGGCCATTATGCCCTCTTATAGAATCGCGGTGAATAGTTTCCTTCCCACATCATCGAAGTAAGAGAGATAGGGAACGGTGAGTCGCTATAAAGCCTCAAAGTAAAGTTGGTATTACGTTGGTGAATGGGGAGTGTATAAACTGTCTGTTCATTCAACGGAACATCATTGGCCAGGTAATAGTCAGCATCTTGCACCGACTGAACGTCGTACCATTCATTCTGACCCTTTGCCTTTAGCTTAAAACCAACGTTACTGGATAAGCCTACTGACACCTTCACACGTGCAATGGTGAGGTTTGCAGTGTAGTCAGAGTTGTTCTGGCTAGCTTGGAAGTAGATCGTGGGGAGTTGGATGTCAAAGTCGTACCTGAAACCAACGTAAACCTTTGTCCGTTGAGTTGAGTAGTTGTCACCAATGAACTCAAAGTAAGGACCTGTTCCATCACTACCACGTATGGTGATTGCTGTGTAGCCAGACTCACCAGTGTTGGCCGGGTCAGCAATAATGGCTTGTGGTTGAAGGCCTGTAATGTCTTTGTACGGTAGGTAGCAGCGATTGACTTTGGTTGTGGTGTTGTAGGTGATGCTGGTTGGGTTGGCATACTGATCAAGGCAGAGCTGCACAACCTGGCCGCTGTCAGCCCTCAGGATCGCTTCATCTGGTGTCTGGGTCAGATTCGCTTTACAGAGGGTGTACTGACTGTTCTGGTAGGTCACAGTGTAAAGGTCATCACTATCCACCGCAATGAACTGAGTGTTGCCCTGCATCTTCCAGTTAAACCACGTCTGCATCACACGTTCTTCACCAACGGTATACGTACGGTAGAAGTAGATATATTCAGTACTCGTGCCATACATAGCGATAAACGAGTTCTGAGGTGATGCAATTAGATCTGTAACTGTGTCAGGAATCCATTCAGATACAATACGACCAATATCCAGAACATCAGGATTCTCCTGCTGACCACGGGTCAACATGCCGTAGATACGGGTATAGCCTGGAGACTTACTCAGGAAGACCATGTTGGTCCCTACATCCACAGGATCAATCAGAGGATCATTCTCGTAGTTAGAGATGGTTCTAATTACCGTCTTAGCTGGCGTCAAGATGCCATCATCTGAGTACATCAGAAACTGTTGGCTTTTGCTGAACAGCACCAAACCCTGAGCAGCGGGTAGTACTGCATGTAGGACCGCTGGCCTAAGGCTGGAGCAACTGATGTCAACAGGATCACTGTCAACCTGAGTCAGTGCAGAGGCGTGATAGAAGTTATAGAACTCACCAGACTGACTCATTGACACGTTGTCATCAGTCAAGAAACCCAGTCTGTTGTTATGGAAGAATGCTTGTTGAATCGTCTTACCAACAAAGCTGGGATGCTCATTTGACGTATCATCACCCACAAGACGCTCTTCCCAGGTGATTGGGCGAAGGATGAAAGTATTTAGTGCTGTATTGACAAGTTCATGAGGCATAGTTGAGGCGGTCAACCCTTTTGAAACATCAGGTGCTACCGTCTCTTCCCAAACACCTTTGCCTCCTACACCGTCATCAGCAATGAATTTGATATAGTAAGTATCTTCTTTATTGGCTGTGTTGTTTACCTGAAGGACACGACCGTGTGTTGATTCAGAAGGTGCATCAGGAAATACAGTGATCTCATCTTGAAAGCCTTTCAGTGACTCGCCACTAATTCCACCACGAACTTCAAGCGTAAATGTACTAGACCCTGAAAGCTCAATAGATCCTTTGTACTTAGTCTTCGTTACACCAGCAGGAAGGTTTAAGTTGGTGTAGATCTGATCCAACACATCCGTTGCATTCAGAACTTTTGTGTTGGTAGTGTGATTCAGAGCACTGTCTTCAGTGTTCTTTGTTGTGAAGCTGTATGCAGCAGCAGTACCTACCTTGACATAGTACTCAGCACCGTATTCAACATTGATCAACCGGATGGTAGCCTTGCTCTTAGCGGTGAAACTTGGTGCAGCTTGGGTGGTGACAGTCTTTGTGTTATTAACAACAATTGTCTTATCTTGTACGGTAAGAACCTGGAGGCTGTCCTTAGCGCTTGAGCTTCCATAGCTGAGGTAGCCAGTGCCGTTATTGGTGACTGTGACTGTTGCAGCAGGATTCAGTACATTCCAGATCTTGACAGTGGTTCCATAAATCACACCAATATACTTTTCAGTAGAGGTGCGATTGATATAGAACCATTTACCATTCTGGTATTCATTGGTGGTTGACGACAGGTTAGCCAACCATTTTGTTCCAGGTCTTTTTGACAATCCATAGGTTGGATCAGCATAGCTATTGATTGCTTCGCGGACCTGACCAGGAATCTTCTTGTCATCTGGCTGCCTTGATACACCACCAAGGAAGCTAGGAATTCGTTGAGTTACACTTGCCATCAGCGATACAATGCCTTATATGGTTCAAAGCTGTTGTAGTAGTTGGCTCCACGCGGGTGACCAAAGAATGTATAGTCACCTTGGTTGCACTCATATTCAAGGGCCATAGCACGAGTGTAGGCTTCCCGTTGTTGAAGCATCTGGTACTGAGTGCTGTCGCCAACAATCCGTGTTGAAGTAATGCTTGCTGCTCGTGCAACAATGTAGTCTTTGATTGGAGTAGGAAGATCTATCCAGTCAAACAACCACAGGACATCACACTTCACTTGTTCTGTGAAGGTGTACGAGTGAGCAGTGCGGTCATAGAGTTTCCCACTGCGGCGTACCACATCACGATCTCGATAATCAGGAGTCAGATCAAGTTGAAGTACATTATTTGGGATTTGAATTTGATTGTTGTTGTCGGGAGTGAACGGGTATTCATACTCCCGGTTAAATGTCCATCCCTCTGCCTGCACCTCCCGTGACACCTGTTGGAGGGTGTCATATGCAATCGCAACGTCCGGGTTGGTTTGATCAAGGGTGGTTACAGGCGCCTGACCAACTGACGCCAGAATTTCATTAACAGCTTGAAGCTCAGTCTGAGCGTTAGTGGTAGGGAATGGCATAACAATAGTGTTAAATGCTAGATAAAAAAAAGGGGGACCCCGAAGGATCCCCCAATGAATCAGACGTTAGCGATGTTGCACTCAACGCCAGGATAAGCAGTACGCAGACCCTTGGTGGTTGAAGCCACAGCAGAGTCAGCGATAGCAGCGCCACCAAAGCGACGTTGAGTCTTGGCAACAGAGATACGCACAGCATCAGTTGTGCAGCATCCGTTATTGCCAGCAGCTACAGAAGCAGCCATGATAGTTTACCTCAGTTTGTATAGTCGACAGTAACGACGCGAAATGTTGCACTGGTAGTACCAGCAACACTCAACACGTCACCGACACGGTAACCATCACCACCAGCAGCAACAGTCTGACCAGTCACTGCACCAGTGGTAACAGTGGTAGTCAGAGTGCAACCACTACCGTTGATGTTGTCAGCAGTAGTAGCTTTGGTGCCAGCAGTTTGACCAGTGCCAGCAGTAAGGCGAGTTACGGTAACAACAGTGCCACCTTCGCGACCAGCCTCAATAGGAGGACGACTGTAAGCAGTTTCACTTGTGGTGACGCCTACACCGTCTTTAGGTGCGAATCCCATTGTCGTTCTCCGTTATCAGGAACGAGCAGACTGCAGTTCGATAGCAGCAGCAGGATTCAGGGTGCCACAACCCATGGCAAGACGACCAACAATCACGTCGCCCTGGTACATGGTACGCACATCAGAACCGGTGGTCTGCACTTGAGGACCAATGGCCTCAACCACACCAGCGGCATCCTTCTGGTAGATCAGACCGCAGTGGGTGCTGAAGTCACCAGAGTAGTTGTTGTTCTCACCGTTGACAGAAGCAACGTTACCAGCCAGGAAGGGCAGGTTGTTAGAACGCTTGATGCTGATACCAGCGATCTCATAGAGACCATCACCAGAGTTCATAGAACCCTGATTGTTACCGAATTCACGGTACAGGATGTTAGTGTCAACCTGGCTGATCAGTGCATAGTACTGACGAGGAGACAGCACAGCAACACGGCCTTGCTTAGGCAGGTTCTTCTCATCCATGATGGAAGCAGCTTCAAAGAAGGCGTCCACAAGTGCCTGAGCGTCATACTCTTTGTTGGCACCCAGTTGGATGATGCTACCGCCGGGCTCAGGGCCAGGAGCGGCAGTGATGGGGTGAGCTTCACGAGCAGCCTTCGCAATAGTGCGGAAGATTTTCTTGTCGTAAGCTTCAGCCAGAGCGTGGCCGATCTTAGCGGCGATCTCCGAACGCAGGCTGTAGTGAGCGAGAGTCTCATCCAGGTCATAGACGAACGCGCTGGAAACCAGCAGGTCGTCACAGACGATGGTCTTCTCAGCCACCGGGGGGTCGCCAGAACCCAGGATCGGAGTACCGGGTTCATGGTACGAAGCCTCCATACGGCCCGTGAAGATGAACTGCATAGCCTTACCATTCTTCAGGGTACGGCTTTGCACGGTGCCTTTTGCAATCGTTGCCGATTCATAGGCTTTGAACATCTCGCCCGAGAACAGGCGAAGATAAGTTTGATACTTGGTATCGTAAGCAGTACCAAGAGCAAGAGGAGTGGCCGACGTATTATTTACGCGACCTACAGGAGTAACAAGAGTGTTAGCCACAATAGTAAAGAGAGAAGTTTGTGTTCGTTCTCTCTAAGCGCTTAGAGAATCACATGAATAAACATGTGTCCATTAAAGTTTTTGTTTTGGTGTCGTCTCTCCGACTGTCATGACTAAAGGTTGTCTCCGTAGAGGCCAATAGTCAATAAGAGCAAGGTCCGACTCTGAGGTGCCTTGCTCCATTAATCAGCAGCCTTTCTTACCGCCGCCGCCCTTACCGCCTTTACCTTTCATGATCATCAGGTCCAAGCAGCACCACCGGCTTGAACCTTGACACCTTTCGGGCTCAGTTCAGTCAGTGTTTGAGCAGTCTCGCCGTAGGCACTAATAAATGCCCGAGCATCAGAAGCAGTAGTGACATACTGCACAGTAACCGAAGATGTCTTCGGATCAAAAGCTTTTGCCATGTCAGTTAATTCGTTGAATGGTGACTTGACCAACACCCGCACTTCTCAAACCAATTGCCTCAGCAGCAGCACGACTCAGGTCAATATCACGATCATGGACAAAAGGTCCACGATCATTGATACGGACATTGATGCAGCGTTTATTTGAGGTATTGCAGACCCGCACCTTCGTTCCAAATGGAAGGGTGCGGTGTGCTGCAGTCATGGAATGCATGTTATAGATCTCACCAGAAGCGGTGCGATTTCCATGATATGGATAACCATACCACGATGCAAGAGAAGCAAGAGTGAGTGTCAGAGTAAGCATGAGTTCATTGCAAAGGACTTTTATATTGCTTACTCTTCCAACATCATTTAGAAGTTGAGATCAGACATCTCAAGCTTCGCAGCTACATCTGCACGGTATGCAGGATCATTGTCGTAGCGAGGATCACTCATGGCACGCACGAGTTCAGCCTGACTACGGAAACCTTGGACCTGAGACGACGGAGCCTTACCGGTCAACATCTGACCGTCATAACCTTGAGCCTCTTGGAACCTAAAGGCAAGAGCATTCACAGCGAAGTAACAAGCAAGAGGATCTCCACGATCCATCACTGCGTCATACATGCTGATCTCTTGCTCAGACAACGATTCCTGAGCCCAAGCCATCATTTGGCCGTACTGCTCTTGACCACCAACAAGACCTTGGAGATTGCTGACATCCTCAGCAGTAATGGTTTCCACAGCACCACCCTCTTCAACCTGTGAGCGATACTCCAGGTACATCTGAGCAAGGTCAGTTGGATCCATCTTCTGCAAAGCTTCGATGGTTTCCTGCGAGTACTCATCCTGTGATTCTTGCCACAGACGCTCAAGGAAATCAACATCTACTTCATCTTGAACTTCTTCCTCAGTGGGTTGCGGTTCTTCTTCAATAGTGTCAGCTTCGCGGTTGCCAAGTTTCCGTTGCAACTCAATATAAGCTTGCTCTAGATCCTCAGCATCTTTGAACTTACCAGCAAGAAGTTGCTGTTGTTGGTCTTCTAGTGCTTGACCGACTTGAAGTGAATCAAGTTCATCTGCGGAGAATTCTCCGTCTTGTGCCTCAGTCGGATCGTACGTCAGTGTAGCCATTAGTAGTGATTACTTTAAGATTGCCAAGACCAACTCGTTCAACACGATTGGGAACACCGACTGACGGTTTGCCGATCTTGGTACGTGGTGCATATTTGTTGCCGGACTCATCAAAGAGTTCACGATCCTCAGCCGAGAGGGGCGGGGATACCGGCTTGTTCTTGGCCCGTTGTGGGCGGGACGGGACTGCTTTGTCCATTGATCATCTCCATTGCTTGTGGGTTCTTACTTGGATCCATCAGAGGAGTCTTAGCCAGTTGACCAACTTGCTGTGTCAGTATCATCTCCTTCTGCATATCCATGTTCTGCATCTGTTCCTGCTTCATTTCATCAACACTCTTCACAAGGTTAAGAACATCAATTCCTTGTGCAGCAGCGAGTCGTTTGATGACTTCATCGCTGTTGATGTATTTAGCCAGAGCTTCAGGTCCCATGGTCTGAGCAATGGTAGTCAGGAAAGCGGTAATACTTTCGCGGTCCTGTCCACGACCAAGTGCATTAACACCAGCAACAATAGTAGGCTTAACAATAGCCTTTGGAAGACGTGGAATTTGTCCAGTCTTTTGGAAGACGTTAAGCTTACGGTTCAGATACGGAACAAGGAACTCTGTTGTCAGAAGACTGAATAATCCTCCTAGCTGTTGTTCCAGTTCCATTTGAGTCATCCTGACTTCTTCTGCAGTGGTCCTTTCGGACTGCCGTACAGAAAGGATGAGGAATGCCTCAGACAACCTTCGTTCCAACTGCTGCATCATTTCAAATGCAGTTCGGAAGTCAGCAGTCTTTCCTACCTGAATAACACCAATGTCATCAGGCCTACCTTGAACGATTGCACCGTTGCCTGCAGCGGCCAGCGTGGCCGGTTTAGTGGTGCTTGAGGGTGACACTACGAAGACGACTTTAGCGGCTGCTGCAGAGCCTTCTACGAGGGCCTGAGAGAGCGCTTCAAGGGACCGTAGGTCACCGATGAATTCCTCGACACGACCACGACCATAGACTTCACCATCAACAGTATTGAATCGAAGAACCAACCAAGGGTTGGCATCAACTGGTGCCTTACCTAAAGAACCAGGAATGATCTTGTCTTCGTATTCTTGGTGCCAGACAAACCTATTGTTGTCCCGGCGAACATGTGTATAGATGTCTACCTCATCATTCCTCTCTGCTTCAGTACCTGCGACAGAGTTGGGTACAGCAGGAGGAAGGTTCAGTAGCTTCTTAGAGATGCGTTCTTTGGTGACTATTTCAAGCACATTACCGTTGCCATCTCTTTCTACCACGTAGCGATTCAAGGGGTATAGCTTGAGCTGCTTCTCTCCCATGAAGACCAACGCATTACCTGTCACCACTAGATGCTTCAGTGCTTGGTGTACTACGACACGATCACTAGAAGCAGCAATGGATTCAAGGATTGTACGTTCGATCTTTGCAAAGGAAAGGTCTAACTCAGAACGAACTTCGGGTGGGAAGTCCGTACCCAATGCAGTGTCATCTACCTGGAGCTTAAAGAAGCTGGTCTGAGGGGGAAGTAGAGCTAGCATCAATTTAGATGCCAGAGTGACTACCCCCTTAGCACCAACGCTTTGCCAAGGAGTAGGTAGATGACGTGCGCCTTTGACAAACTCCTCCTCACCACGATTGAGGTAAGGAAGAGTTAGGTCAGCAGCTTGTCTTGCTACGTTTAGAAATTGGGAACGATCACTTGCTAAATAGTCATACCGTGATTTGGCTGACATTAGCGATTAAGAGAATTAAAGAAAGGAGAGGTGCGATTATTAATGCTTGTTCCTGCACCACGAATACCTAGCTGTTGCTGACGGCTACGAGCACGGCGAAGGCGGCTGGCACCAGGACCACCGAGACCGCCTCCATAGAGTCCGCCAGGACCCATGGCAGCGTAGTCTTTCTGCAGTTGATCCAAAGGCCCGTCAGTAGCGGCACCTATAGGACCGGGAATTGTTGATGGGGTATTGGTGGTATCCGTAGTGTTGGTAGTGTTTGTTGTTGCTGGGGCAGCAGTCTGTGCTCCTTGTTTAC